ACTCAGAGCCTTCGGTTTCCCTACCAGCACCTTTATGAGTTATGTTATCTTCTACCAATAGGTAAGGTCGTTGCTTCGTTTATTGAGTTATTTTGAGAAAACCATAGCTGAGAGCTGACATTCGCATTCGCATTCGAGGGGGTGTTATTCGTATTCGCATAACCGAAGCCTGCATGAACGCCATTATTCGTATTACCGCTGAAAAGGACACCCACCAGCAACCAACCTATTTTATTCATTTGTATTCCAATTATTTATGTTTTGCAGTCAAGCCCGACCGCTTCACGCTTTAGGGATAAAACAAAGCCGAGAGCCGACATACGCACTCGCAGTCGAGGGGGCGTTATACGTATTCGCATAACCGAAGCCCGCAAGAACGCCATTATCCGTAGCACCGCCGAAAAGGACACCCTGCATACGATTCTCATTCTTATAGGTATAGTAATAATCACACCAATAGGTAGTAGAACCTCCACCAACAAGAGAAGCAATCAAATCGCCATGTTCTCCAAAAATCATTTCTTTGGTATAGCCTTCTTGTCTTGCTGCCAGCCCTCTAAGTGTATAACCATTGTAATTACTATCGTTATAGTTGGCTGGATCAATAGCAACAAACACTTTGCTTGTACCACCATTGGCATCCGTTTTAACCTCCATATTCATACCATCCGTCCATTTCCAGACGTGCCCGAATGGATTTTCAATACCACGATAACGGGGAACAGTAAAGACTTTACTATTTTCTCCTTCTGCTTTTTCTAAAGTATAAGCAACCTCACCAGAAGCATTTCCCAATTCATCACTCGTACCACAAGGGATAATAGGATAATAACCGCTAAAGTTGTTCCACTTTGTTCCATCCCAGGTAGTTACACCATTTCCCAAACCACCCTGAGCATAACCGTTACTATCTTTCTGTGCATTGAAAGCCAACTGACAGTTAAGATTTCCGTACTCTATGTAATAGAGCCATGCCAGGGTAATGTAAGCGTTATAATCCATACAGTTCCATTCTGTAGTAGTGCCACGTTTACGAGCTGCATTACGAAAAGCGGTACGGCTCATATATGTAGCTGGCTTACCTAATTGAGTTTTAGGCAAAGCATCCCAATCCGCTTGGTTATTCCCTCCCCTGTAATCAGCCGAAGTATTTACTACAGAAGCCAGTTTACCAGTGCTTCTTTGTACAGTAGCTTCATAAGCTGAGATATAGCATTTTTTCACGAAATGATAACCAGGTAACGGGTATTCGCTGATCCGTACACCTCTTTTATTGCCATTGGTATAAAATCTTCTCCAGTGATCCGGAATTTCTACCATTACCATACCATTAGAGCCATCCAACTTGTGCGCTCTCCAGTTGTTTGGATTTAGGTATTCTATAACAGTACCATTATCCGATAACAAACAGCCTCTCATTTTACTCTGGATAGGTAATGTTTTATGCAGTGTGACATTCCCCGTTCTGGTTAGTACCGAAGAGGAAACAGAAAGATCCAATTCACCACCATAGCTACACTGTTCTTCTACATAAGGAAGCATAGCAGCCAAACCTGCTTGTTTTGATTCTCCATCACTATCCAGTACCTCAGTGATAAAACCAAACGGATTTGAGCCATCCGCTATAGGAAGTTCATTCAATCTTTTCCCATTATTGTAAGCTGCAATAATTTGTCTTACCTTTACTTCTTCATCTGCTGTAAGTGCCATAATTAATAAGTTTTTAATAGTTCAACATTCATTTTTTACTAAGTTAATCTGATACCTCCAGATCCAGAGAAGCGAATACCCCTACCAGATATAAATCTCATTCCTGGCTCTTCTACAATGATCTGAATTGTTTGGTATAATGCTGTATTTTCAGTTGGAACAACATGGATTCTGCTCATACCTACACCGTTAATCATAAATACGCCATCAGGAGTGATAGACACCGCCCGATCATCACCGAGAAACAATACATTCCTACCAGTATCTACGGGAAGTAATTCTACCTCAACTTTGAAAGGCTGGGTATTCCTGTAAGTAACTTTTTTCGGGTAGTTTAGCTTCATGGAAGTAGGGATCAGCTTGTATTTTGAGATTAGCGATTCTTCCAGTTCCTCCAGCCTTGCGATAACTACCCTTGCATCGCCAGTAGCTTCATTTGCATTATCTTTAGCAGTATTGGCTTCTTCTGCCTTTTCGTGAGCTTCATTAGCTTTTGCGTTGGCATTGTTGGTAGCCTCTACTGCCTTACCTGCTGCGCTATCGGCTGCTGTAGCTTTTTCATTAGCCAGTTTAGCAGCGTCCTCAGCCTTTTTAGCTGCTGCTGTGGCGGTTGTTCCACGAGCTATACATTTCCACCAAGTAGTTTCGGTTAAAGCGTGTCCTTTGTTCCCGTCCTTGATACAGAGATAGCAACTATCATCCGTAGTAATGAAATCAAATGTATTATATGTGGTAGCTGATGAATAAGTTCCCTTATCCACGAAAGCAACCTTTCCTAATCTTATGTTTCCTTCTGCCATATCACTTGGGGTTAAAAATTAAAAATCCTTCATTGTCAATATCAAACATATCAGCAGCTATATCATCCTGGTAATACATGATCAGTTCCATTGTATCGGGATCAATCGTAAAAGTAGGATAGAGAATACCGCCTTTTGCCAAAATCCCGGTATCTACATACTTCTTTTGCGTTTCATCCCATTTCCACCAGTTGCCATTTTCACCCATTTTCGGGGGATTATCCGCTTGTTCTTTTGCCCTATTTGCCTGAGTATTTGCATTGTTAGCTGCTGTTTCTGCCTTTTGTGCTTTCTCATTCGCATTAGTAGCTGCTTTGTTGGCATTGGCTGTAGCACTTTCAGTTGCACTTTTTATCTCTTCCAATCCTTTTCGTGCATTATCCGCATTGGTAGCTGCTGTATTCGCTTTTTGAGTAGCCAAGTTTGCGTTGGAAGTAGCAGTTTTAGCCTGTTGGGTAGCCTCATTAGCATTATTGGTAGCCGTTTTCGCTGCCTCAGTCGCTTTATTTGCGTTTGAGGTTGCAGTGTTGGCACTTGAAGCAGCATTGTTAGCAGACTTGGCAGCTTCATTTGCACTGTTGGTTGCTTTTACAGCGTTCTCGTATGCCGTTTGAATGTATTCCAAACTTACTTTCACGCTGGTTTGTACCCCATTGATTAATTTAACTCCAATAGTGTACAATCCTTTCAGGTTATCCGAAAGTGTCAGCTCGCTTATTTTCTTCTTTTTAATAGCCATAGCTTTTCAAATCTATATAAAACTCACCATCTTCTGTAACTATCAATTCTCCAGCCTCAGAAGCAAGTAAATATTCATCCCCTCCAACTCTAAAGGCAGTAAATACCAACGTTAAGGTAAAAACGCACCAAATTTGATCGTCAGGGGAAAACAGACTTACTTTTGAGCTTTTGTAGTAACATGGGTATTCCTCGTAAGTGCTTTCAACGAACAAGGATCTTTCAGCCGTTTGTACCTTCACGCCTTCGCCTTCGTCTATTTCCACAACCTTTATCAGATCGTGAAGGAAAGCATTGTAATTTCTCCAGAACTCCGTTAGATTCTTAGCGATTAAGCAACAATTCAAGGCAACTTCTTTATGTTGGTACACTACTTGTTTGCCATCATAAATAGCCCCATTTTGGGTAGAAAGGTTACGTAACATATTTTTCTTCACTGCTGGAGCTTTAAGTATTTGTGCCTCGCTTCCTTCCAATACACGAATACCGTAAACGGAGAAATCTATCCCGTCTATTTCATACCCCTGCGTAGGTATATTGGTTGTCGATAAAGGAGCCGTATATTTATAATCTCTCAAAGGGAAATCATCTGCGAATTTTAACGAGAAACTTTTAGCACCGATATACAGAGCTACATTTACCTCTGAAACCAATCGGAGTTTACAAGTATATCCGATTCTTTTAAACTCAAAGGTATGGTAAGCTCCATCGGACAACAGAGAAATGAAATCTCCAGTCTGATACATACCTACTGCGTTGAACTTTATTTCAAGTTCTTTAGTATCAAGTTTAGGATCCGACAAATCCACTTCGATACCGTCATACTCAGCCCAATCATTAGAAACTTCTGGTGCTTTTAATGCCGGGAAAGCAACAACTTCGTTATGCCCACCCTCAGCAATAAAAACCCCGAACCGAGTAAAAGCGTCCGTACCGTCTATGTATAAGTTATTTTTCATTTCCTCATTATTACACCTTTATCATTCATGTTACCTATGCTTTCTTTCATTTCCTTTATATTGGAATTGATAGATTCCAGATTCTTGCAATAGCTTGTATTTTCTCTGATACCAGTTAATACCTCAAGAAACTTGGCACAATGGCTAACCAATGATTTAATACCTTCATTTATAGAATAGGTATGTCCTTGAATTGCAGTTGTCCTTCCGTTCAGCTCGTTTACGCTGTCCTGGCTTGCTGCTATGCCGTTATTGCTGGAAACCTCACGATTCTCTGTTTCCCAAAGGTGAAAGCCTTGTTTGTTTGCTTCTTCTTTCCAATGCTCCATCCATTGTTGGGCATTATTCATATCCGTACCGATACCTTGATAGAAAGAGGAAACCAAATCCCTTGCTTCCTTAGCTATTTCTTCTTCTGTTTTGCCGGATCCATAGATTTTCTCCAGATCCGCTTGTAGTCTTTTGAACTTATCAGAGAAGAATAAAGAGTAGGCAATCTGTTTACCCAAATCTTCCAATACAGAAGATCCTTTTTCTCCAAACTTTTCCCACGCATCTACACCGTCATTTTCAATAGCCTCAGTGATACTATCCATTATACTATCACCTAAAGAGCCAAAAGTACCCTCTAAGTAATCTCTTAGTGCTTGTTGGGCTTCTTCCGCTTGTTCTTGAAGGTCTATAAGGTTTTGCAACAAATTCCGATTCTCATCGCTCATTGTTTGAGTGTCAAGAATGGCTTGCGCTCTTTCTTTGTTCAGATTTTTTTCACCATCTATTAAATCCGGGTAAACCTGGAGTACCGAAGTATAAATATCATGCTGCTTTTTCCAAAACCAAGCTCCAGTAGTGTAACTTCCCGTTTTTATGGTTATATCATTAAGCGCACCTATACCCTGATTGTACGCATTTAATTTTGCATTGTATTCATCAAGCCCCCAGTTCCCTTTAGGGTTAAACTGAAACTGATAAGTTGGTTTATCCCCCTTTAGGACTTCTTTATATTCAGCTATCGCATCACGATATACCTCTATTGCATTGATAGCTTTTTCTATTTGATCTGTACCAAAAATAGATGTTGCTTCCTCCAAAAGTAAATTTTGCTCCATGAGCAATAAGTTGTACTGGCGTTGCATTTCCAGTTTGTTCTCGGCTACTTCTTTAAGTGCCTCTTGGTGTTCCTTTTCAGCCTTAGAGGACAACCCAAACAATGAAGTGATAAGGGAAACGGCTGTACCGACTATGGAAAGGATAACCGAAGCTCTTTCTACTCCTTTGATAGCTTCTGCACCAGTAACCGCCAACGCTTGAATACCCGTTATCATAGAAATTATACCTCCTGCGATATTGGTAGCAGCAGACAAAGCAGCTTTGGTTGCATCATCCATCCCGTCAAAGTCTGAAATGATATTATTAACAGTATCATCTACCTCATTCATCACCTTTAGGGTATCGCTCCACTTCTTTTTGTTTTTTTCAGCAGATGAAATGCTTGCGTCTTTTGCCTCAGCAACCTCTACTTTTTTCTCCAGGGTCTTAATTTGCGCACGAAGAGTAGCTTTTTCTTTATCATCCAGCTTGCCACCTTCTTTTTTCAGTGTGTCTTGGGCTGTTTGTAAAGCCTCCTTTAGCTGTCTTAGCCCCATAGAGGATATTTGTTCTGCCCATACATTAAAAGTCGCTTCACGAGTAGCTATCTCTTGATCTAAAGCGTCCAAAGCATCTTGTTTATCACTTTCAGCCTGAGCGATATTTTCTTCGGAGAAAGTAACTTGCCTTCCGGATTTCTTATCTTTCTCATTAACAGCTCGCATTTCGTCAATATCTTTCTGAAATTTTTCCTCTATCTCCTTGCGCTTTTCCGCATAGGTCTGATACTGCTTTAGCATTTCTTCTATTGCAGTCTGGTTGCCAGTAGATAATTTCTTTCCAGCAGCATTTTCAAGAGCCTTAAATTGTTGCTCATCCTGCTCTGATAATTGGTTGGTAGTTGGCTTAAATGTACCATTTTTGCCCTGAGATTCCCATATAGTTTTTTCCCACTCTTGAATTTTTGTTAGCTTATCCTCCTTTTGACGTTTGATCTGCTCCATTTCCTGCTCATAGTTGAGCTGGTTTTGTTCCAATGTTTTAGAAAGTCA